CGCAGCCCGCGTGACTTCCGTGACGGCGATTCTCTCAGCGCGTACCGGGCCGAATTCACCAACCAGCCGCGCTTCTAAATCACCAATGGTCAATCCGTTTTCAAAGTAGGCCGATATGCTATCTTTTAGTAGCTGCTGGCTTGTGTCGGTCAGTTCCTTGACAAGATCGAACGAGTAATCACGCGCCCAATTTGCCGCGCGGCTGTTCACCAGTCCCCAATCCACCGATACGTTCAACTCATCCGCGTCGGCTTCGGCTTGGGCCACGAATACGCTCATCAATAGCGGCTCGATGACGGTCTGCATTAGCGTTCCCCGTTGCGTCCAGAACGACGCGGGAATGTCGTCATAACCGGGTGTTTCGTTTAGCAGGTCGATCATGTCGTCAACCTGTCCGCGTAACTCACGCCCGACGCGACGCGCTATCATGCGCTCTAATGCGGCACGGTTAGGCACGTCCATGAATACCCTCAATCGCGGCGGCGAATATCTGGTCAACAGCATCCCGCGTTTTCGCCTCTTCCAATTGCCCCTCAATCGCGCCGGATAACGACGCCGGGATGTACTCGCTATCAAACCCGCCCGGCTGCTTGCCCGCTTTCATCTGCCGCGCGGCCTTCCTGTGCCATGCACGCAACTCCGCTATGGTTTGCGCGTTGTCGTCCTGACCGCTGTCGTTGGCGGACGGCGTGGCCGTGTCTTGCTGAATGTCCTCTGCTTTCTTTTCCTTTTCGGAAAACCACTTTTTGATAGCGGCCAGCAGCTCATCGGTGAGTTCATAGCCGAAGTTAACCGCCGCTTCTTTGGCGATTTCATACGTCGGGCATTTGCTGATAAAGTCGATGAAGATGTTCAGGGAGGCAGAGCGTTCGCTTTCCTCTTGCTGGAATACGTCCAGTGATTCGAAGTTGAATGACATTTCCATTCCCGCCGCCCGCCATAGTTGGAGATTGGCCGCGCCTGTTATGAGCATCCCGCGCGGCTGGACATTCCCGCGCCAGAATTGTTTTTCGTGCGCGTCTGCTGTGGCGAAGTTGGCCGCGTCCTCTAACATTGTTTGCGGGATGCCGAAGGCCGCCGCGATTGCCCGCCGCGCCTGATCGTTGAGTTGTGGAATAACCAGGTCTTTTATGGCCGGGGTCAGGATGGACGGGTGAATCATCCCGGCGCGCACGCCTAAAACGCGCCATGCGTTGCGGATTGAGGTCGCGGCACGCTTGAAAAATGATTCAACCTTTTTAATTTCGCTATCTGGAGGGTTGCCCTCAATCCCCAACAACACGACCGGCATAGCCCCGCCCTCGAAGAAGGCGGACGCGAACCGCGACATATAGCGCATCAATCCGGCGTCATTCAAGGCAACGGACGCAGCAGACACGCCGGGGCCAATGTCATCGGACGGGTTGAATTCCTTGATGTACACAATCTCATCCGCGCCGTAATCCTGGCTCCACGATCCGATCTGCTGATGATAGGTTAGTATGCCATTGGCGTACTTTACCGTCATCGTGAATGGATTTAGCCACTGTAACGATGAAACCCGCCGCCCCTTGCCGACCTTTAGCCAGTAGGCCGCGCCGTTTAGCAGTAAGGACGCTTCTGTTTTCCAGATCAGTTCAACCGGGTCGACGCTCTTGAAAGGCCAGTCAACCGCTTTCCCGCCCTGCTCGATAACCACCGGCACGCTGGACAGTGCATCACAGCGCAGCCTTACGGCGCGGTAAATGATGGGAACCAACGCATAGGCTTGCGGCGTACCGCTGATCTTATCCGTCGCGCCGGTGAGTTCCTCACTCCATCCAGGGATTGAGCTAATCGCCTTGTAACCGTTGTGTTGTGTAACCTGTATCGTCATTGTCACCGCCTCACGCGCCGAATAAAATAAACGATTGATTGCTGATTGCGTCATACGCTAGGGCCAGCGCAATAACCGTATCATCATGCCCGTCACCTTCAGCCGCCAACCGCCACAGACCGGATGGTAACTGCGTGGATACAAATGTCCGCAATTCGTGCTTGAGTGTTTCGTTATCCTGCAAAGCCAGCCCACCGTGAAGGGCTTCATATAGCGCGGACATTATCAAGCTCTTGGATTCGTTATCCGTATCAAACGGGCCGACGCTCAACTTCATCTTTTGTAATTCTTCAATGTTCACCGATCCAATGCTGTTCTTTTCAGCCACGACACGCTCAACGCGCCACTTGTGACAAACGTCCGCAACTCTCGCCCGAATATCACCCCATGACAGTTTGCGGATATGGAGAATGTCCACCATCGCGCGGGCGGTAGCATCCAATATAATCAGCGCGGTATAGTCGTTTTCCTGTCCCCAATCCAAACCGGCAAAGTAACGATGCTCCGGGTTGTATTCCGCCTTTTCGGGGGCGGTAAACACGCCAGATATGTCGCCAAAATAAGAATTGCCAGACGTGAGAAAGCAGGTGATCGGGTCTTCTGGGTATTCCTGAATGAATAACCCGCGCAACTCCGCCTGTTTATTGCGCCGCCATTTGATCTGCTCCGGCGTCAGGTGATGCTTTTCGACAAGCGCCGCCTCGTCTTCTGTGTACTGGATAACCTCACCCTCGCTTAGTTCTATGCGGTAAGCGTCATCCCACCACCACGGGTAAAAGTGCAGTTTCCAAACACCATCCCCGCGCAAAGCTTCCATGCAAAGTTCATAAAAATACCCCTGCGCTCCATTAGGCGTGCTTTCGAGAATTACATCCGGGTTACCACCCTGCATCGCACCCGCCACAATCTTTTCAGCATCTTTCCAGAACGCCACTTCCGAACCGTGAAAGTCTGTATAAGTACCGCCGCGTCCGACCGCCTGACTGCCAGCTGTGGCGATGATGCTTTCACTGTCAAATTCCGGGTAGGAGGCGAGCGTGGCGTTTGAATATCGACGCAAAGGTTGTATGCTATTGAATTTGCAATTTTCCCAAAAGCGATCAGTCATGCGGCGTAGCTTTTGCGTGGTCTCGTCATCGTGCGCCATTGTCATGGTCGTGCGCGTGCCGGTAACGGCCCGGCGGTACATCTCGCCCTGAATATAAGTTGAAAATCCCAACTGTCGCGCCTTGAGTACCAGGTCGCGCCCGGTACGGTTGGCGTGGAAATGCCGCTGTGCATTATTCCAGTGGAAGGGTACAAGCTCCTTTTTCTTATCAAGGATTCGCAGGAACACGCCTGAGAATTGTTCCGGGTCTGTGGCGACAACGGACGGGGTAGGTAACATCACTTTTCCCCCGTGACAAATTCTTTCCATGTCATCGTTGTTTCAATCGGCCCGCCGTCCTTGCCGGTGAGTTCATTGCGAATCGGTGCTTTCCCGTACGCCACCTCAATAAACGCCATTTGCAAGCGCGGGTCTTTCGATTGCGCCCACTGCCGCAATATCGCCTCCGCCACGGTCACAACGTGGTTATTGATAACCAGTTGCCCGCCGCCCACCTTCGCCGCCTCCTCGTGCGAGATGGCCTGCGCCAGTTCCCGGAAGGCGTCAAACGACTTAGGCCGCCCCTTGCGATTAATGCGCGGGTCGCCTTTGGCAAACGGTTTGCCGGTTGCGTTCCGGCTGTTTTCCGCTGTATTACTGCGGGTCACTAACACTCCTCAATGGTCTGCGGCGCGTAGTGCGCCCTAATATAACCCGCGTCCCATAGCGGCCCATACTTGTTTTACCGCTTCCGGACGGGCCTACTACAAGGCCAATTTTCCAGTCGTTCGCGTCAATCGGAAGGTCCGCGATAAGGTCGAAGTTCGCGCCCGTCTCCGCGTTGAATAACGACTTCACCCGCGCCGCGCGGTAGCTATTAAAATCCGAGCACCTGTTGTGTACCTCTATCCTCATGTAACCACCACCTTACAAGTTAGCCCCATCCCGGTTAACTCGTTATAAACGCGCTCCTGCTCCGCCTCGCCCGTGCAAATAACAATCACGCCGTACTGCTCCTTATACTTACTTTCCGGAAGCGGGCTTTCATCTTCCGGCTGGTCAAGCTCAAACCCGCCAAGTTGCAACTCCTTTTCGTCAAACCCCCACGCCAGCAACTCCGGCACTTCGAACTCATTCGCCAGCGTATCGAAGTCCCATTCACCCGCTGCGCCTTTGTGCAGGAAAACGGTCAGCTTCTCGCGTTCCTTCTCTGTTAGCTCGCGGCTGGACACGCGCACGTCAATTTCGATGTCGCCGAACTTCGCGGCCCATGACTTCAGCCGTTGGTGGCCGTTATACAGCGCGTTGCCCGGCCCGATGCAAACAGGCTCGACCTGCCCGAACTCGGACAGGGATTCTTGCAACCGCGCGACCTGCTTGTCCTTGATCTGGCGCGGGTTGCGCGGCCACGGCTGCAATTCTGACAGCCGCCGCTTTTCGTTCGTCCAGGTGATCTTGCTCACGCAAACCCCCAAGTCACAATATCCACCCGCCCCGCCGCGCTGGTTAGTTTCGCTGTTACCGTTTGCACCCCCGCCAACGTGCGCTCAAGCCAGATTGTCGCCGCCGTTGTCGTGTTGGATTGCAAGCTCGCAGTAAGCCCCGCGCTCACCGTCCAGACAATTGTGGCGATGGTATCGCTTTCCGTCGCCCAATCCGCCGGGCGATTGAGGACGTAATCTTTCTTTTCGCCTATCGCTTGCAAGTCATCGAAAACATAGTCCATGCGCTAATCTCCCGGCGTGTGTTCGTTATCTTCCGCTGGTGACGTATATGCTCTCATCGTTCCCGGCGGCGTGTAGGTGCGCGACGAACCTGCGGGCGTATGAGCGCGGCTTGCCCAGGAGGGTGTGATAGATCGCGACGACCCGGACGGCGTGAAGGTGCGTTCCAGCGGCGTTGTAATCACCCCAATAAATAGGATCGCCAGAAGCGTCGGCGCGGGTATGGTTACGTTTAGCGTACCAGCCACCAACGCCGTCCCGGTCGCTGTCAGCGCAGGAACAGGAATTGTGTTGTTTGCTATTCCGGTTACAGCCACCGCCCCGGATGCTGCCAATGTTGGAATTGGAACAACATTACTCGCCGTACCCGAAACTACAACCGCGCCAGTTGACGCTAATGTGGGTGCGGGAATGGTCGCATCCAGCGCGCCGTGAATGGATGCGACTTCCTCAACCGTGCCAGTTGCCACGATGGATGGGATGGGAACCGTCGCGGATAGCGAACCCGAAACAGCTACACCGCCCGTCGCGCTAATCGTTGGAATTGGGATAGTGGCCGACAGCGTTCCCGCAATTGCAGCCGCGCCCGTGGCTGTCAGCGTTGGGATTGGGATCGTAACCGATAACGCACCAGCAACAGAAACCCCACCCGACGCTGAAAGCGTAGGAAGCGCAACAGTTGAGGATAACGCCCCGGCTACGGCAATCGCGCCCGCCGCCGCAATAGTTGGAAGGGCAATCGTTACCGATAGCGTTCCGGTGATTCCGCTGCTTGCTTCGGTATATTCGATATGCAAAGTGGGCGCATAAGTCGTGCTGGCTTCATACGGCAAAAACGAACGATATACGCCAGCCGATGACCCGTTATTCTCGATGACTAAAATCATCGCGTTGCCGCTAACCCAGTTCTGGCGGTCTACGATTTCCTGAATGATGGTTGCCAGCGACGGGGTGTTGATGCTGGTGTTAGCCGTTACTGCCGGATTAGTCCAGGCAACGGTCGCGGTCGTGTGGGTCAGGGCTTCAACGGCGGCATAATCGGCTGGCATGGCGGGATTGTCAGCATCCACGCCCCAAATGACGGATGCCAGTCCTGCGGTGCTGTCGGTTTCTTCGCCGTAAAGCACCAGGTGCGCGGCGTCAATGTTTGCGCCCTGCTCAACGTTGACAATAACGCGGATGATGATCGAGTAATCCGTAGCATCGCCGGTGCGGTTCCCAATCCAAAGATCAGACGAGTCCGTGGTGAGGTTTCCATCACCCCAGAACAGGCCTGATTTTGCGTCGTTCGCGCCCGCGGTGACTTGCGGATTAATCGTGGTCATGCGTTATGCGCCAGCCGCCGTCAAAGTGAATCCGGTCACGCTCACAGCCTGACCCGCCGCGATGTTGGTATTGTTCAGCGTCATGTCACCACCGCCGCCGGTTGCCGTTACCGTACCCTGCGCGCCGCACGTTGTACCGTCCGACGCAAACAGCCGGAAGAAGTCCGCCGTACCTGCCGCGTTTGCGCTGGTATCGCTCCACGTGCCAGCCAACTCCTTCGCGCCGTTTGATGCCGCGCCCATCCAATCAGAGGGTAGTGTCATGGATGCTAATGTAGTGGCCGTGATAGCCGCGGCGCAGCTCGCCGGTGCGCCGGCGGTCAGGTCGTAAATAACCAATACCGCCGCCGTGCCGATGGTTGATTCAATCGCGTCCATCTCCGCGTTTCGTACTGCTACGGAAAACTGAAGTGCCATCTGTTACTCTCCCAATACTTCGCGGATGATGCGCCCGAATCCGCGCACGATCTGTTTTGCCCAATCATCACCCACCGGTACGGGGTCAGGGTCAGGCGCGGGATCGGCGTTCGGGTCGGTAAGCGATACAAACCGCGCGTCAACGTAAACGCCGCCATAAGTTAGCGGGCGAAGGGAAGGCGGCCACGGCGTCAGGTGTCTTTCAAGCTTGACCATGCCTAATTCAGGGTTGGTGTTGACCACCTTGTAGCTCTCGCCTTTGTTGAGCTTGCCGATATTGTCGGCTTTGGTTGCGCGTGACCATGCCGTAGTGGTTGTGCCAACGGTCGGCGCGATAAAAATAATGTCACCCGAGTTAAGTAAATTGATGTCCATCGTCTATCCTTCCAGCGCAGTTACCCGCGCCTCTAATGCGGTCAAACGTTCCTCAACGGTCGGGGTATGTACCAGATTGAAAGCCGCCGCGAACGTGTCGGGCGTCCCGTTGAAATAATCCATGTCCAGGTCTAGCGATTCGGCCCCGAATAACTTACCGTCACCCTTTGCGCTGTACTGCCAGAATGTCCATACGTCCCACGGCGCGGGTACGGTCGGGCGCGTCACGCCGTAATGCGCGATCCACAGCGGGCGATCAGCAAAGTAATTCGCGTGCGCGCCAGAGAAGAATTCTCTCCAGAAATAAGGCGCGGTATAGATCATCGACATACGCCCCAATGATTGCTCAATGGTCTGGCACGCGGTATAGAGTTCCTCGGTCGCCTTCGCCTTGCCGGGGTTGTTGGTGCGGCACTCAAAATCAATGACGGGAT